CAACCTTTATCAATCACAGATATTTTGAGAATGATAGATAAAAGAGATGATTATCTTATCGCTTTTTCAACTGATGGCTTATTGCAATATCTTGGCGATGGAAAAAGAAAAGATATTCTACCAATTTATTTTAACTTATCAAAAGGCGACCTTATCAAAAACCAAGACGAAAAAGTTATTGACGAACTTATTAAGTTATTTAATTTAGAGTAAAATGAAAAAAGCAATTATTATAGATATTGACGGAACAATATCAGATTCCAAAGAAAGGGTTAATTTTTTGAAAAAATGTCTTAAAAATAATGATAGTGATTTATGTTATGAAGTATTTTACCAAACGGCTATAAATGATAAACCATTAGTAAAGAATATTGTTAGAATAGCGAGTTATTTTGTTTATCATTTTAATTTAGACGAAATAAGAAGAGAAGAATTTGATGTTATATTCTTAACTGGGCGACCAGAAAGAATCAGAGAAGATACGATAAAATGGGTTGAAGAATACTTTTTTAGAGAAAAACCAAAAGAAGGTAGTGTAAAATATATTTTTAGGAAAGATAAAGATTTTTCACAAGATATATTTTATAAAAAGCGAGAACTTGATAAACTAAAAAAAGATTATAAGATAATGGCAGTTTTTGAAGACAGAGAGCATTTAGTAGAAATGTTTAAAAAAGAACTACCAAAAGTAGATGTAATTAAAATGTAATATGTCAGCAAATAATGTAATAGTGTTAAAAGAACACAAAGGAAAGTTTTTAGGCTTTCATATAACAGCAGAAAATACAGGAGTGTTATCAGACCAAATTGTGAGTGAAGATGATGCTTGTATTGGTGCAGATACTAAATCAGAAATAGAAGCATTAGCAACTATAAAAACTAAACAAGAATATATTGAGTATGATTGGGTTTGAGATTATCTACCAAAGGACGGAACTTTCGTTAAAGTAGTAGATAATGAAACATATAAGCGAGTGGAAGAACTTGAAAATGCAATAGAAAAAAAGATATATAAAAGTTATCCACAGGAAGCAGACTAAAAGTTTGCTTTTTCTTTTTGTTTATGTTATTATGATTACATAACCGAACAAGGTTATACAATTATCAATTTAATTAAATAAATATATGCGAGATAAAATAAAGAGATATACAATCAACTTAACAAAGATTGTAGTAGCAGGAATTGTTGTATATACTGGTTCAGTATATGCGATAGATTATTATCAACACTCCGAAATGGAGAAAGCGAGATTAAAAACACAAAATCGTGTGATTATGGAAAGTAAAGAGCAGTTGGAATTTGAATTGAAAGAAAAAGTTAAGAATCTTGAAAATGAAGTTTTAGAAAGTTTAGCAAATTGCGAAACTGGTGGAATTAAAGATAGAGATGGAGCAATTCTTTTAGATACTAACAACGAAATGTCGATAGGCAGATATATGTTTCAACGAAATACAGTTATTCACTATTATAAAAGATTGTATGGTAAGCAAATTGGGAGAGCAGATGCAATTAAAATTGCAGTAGATAAAGAAAAAGCAACAGAATTGGCAAGAGATATTTTGTTTGATACAAAATTAGGTTACAAGAATTGATGAAATTGTAACAAAAAGTTAAATTTAAAAACTAAAATTGAAATTATTAAGAAATTAAAATAAAAACTATGAATGATATAGAATTAAACAATATGCTTGATAAGATTTCTATCAGGACATTTACAGTAGATAATGAAAAAGTTATTTATGTAACTTATAAGGGGAAAAGACTTTATACAATTTATCAACAAGATGGGACAATATACACTGATTTATCAGACGAAAATGAAAATTCACTTGATATACCACAATGAGTTTTTACATTAAGAGATTTATTTTTAAAATAATATGAATAGAAAACAGAAAGATTTTGAAAAAAGGAAAAAACAAGTTATTCAAGAGTTAGAGTGATTTATTAAAGCAGTTGAAAATTTAGGGAGTGACGAATCGTTAAATTTAAAAGTAATAAATGAAGATATGGGAATAAGTATTCAATTAAATACCCATATGCATTCAAAATATATAAAATAAAAAGAGATATGAAAAGAATAGTAATTAGTAAAGAGATATACGAGATATGTAAGGCTACTGGCGAAAAAAAAGGGGGTAGCAGGAGAGATTGGGCTTATAATGGGTTCATACACCATTTTTTAGAATTTAAAGCAAATGAGAGCAAATTTAGGGCTATTAAGATTAGAAATCATATACCAAGAAAGGAAGAAACAACTTTATTGGGGCTTCCTGACGATATATACGAAATGTTATATGAAATGGCGAGTTGAAATGGTAGAACTCTAAAAGGGCAAGCAGAATATATTGTATTAGCAGTGAATAATAAAAATAAAAATGACAACAAAAAAAATAAATAAACTAAATGAATGAAAAGAACATACTGGTGGTTCAGTGATTATTGAAACACAAAACAAACCAGCAGATGTTATACAACCAAATGAAGTTATAAAAATAAAAGATTGGACTGGAAATAAAAGGAGCACCTTTGCGACATTAGGAGCGAGCAATCATTCCAAACACGATAGGCAAGCAAGGGACTATTATGCCACTGATCCAGCAACAATACCAGTATTGTTAGAACAATTGGAAAAAGATAATATTCAGTTATCTAAAAATATTTGGGAAAATGCAAGTGGTGGGGGACATTTAGCGAATAAATTAAAAGAAATCGGTTATAATGTATTAGAAACCGACATTGAACCACAAAACGAAACAGGTATTGAGTTAGATTTTTTAGGCGATACACCTACGACCGAAGAAGTTAAAGATATAATGTGTGGCGATTTTGATTGTTATTTTGATATTATAACCAACCCACCATATAAATATGCGAAAGAATGAACCGAAAAATCAATGGAATTACTGGAAGAAGGGAGATATTTGATAATGTTTTTAAAATTAACCTTTTTAGAATCTGAAAAAAGATTAAAACTATTTAAAAAATACCCACCAAAATATGTTTATGTATTCAGTAAAAGGCAGAAATGTGCTATTAATGGAGATTTTGGAGCAACTGGGAGTAGTGCGACAGCCTATGCTTGATTTGTGTGAGAGAAAGGTTTTGATGGAGACCCAATTATTAAGTGAATTTAAGTATGAAGTTATCAAGTAAGCAGATTATATTTTGGTTATTGTTATGGAATGCAAAATATAATGGCAATATGTGATTATCAGCAGGACACTTTTGTGAAAAAGATGTTAAGGTGGGAGATTGGGGCTATTATTGATTAAGTTATAAAGGTTCGACAAGAATTAGCGATACTGTTTATCAAGAATTAGACCATACTTGAATAGAAAGAAAAACATTTAAGAGTAAAAATGGAACTGAATATTTTAAGTATAGAATCCCAAAAATAAGTGGTAGGAATGAACTACCGAAAGATTATAAAAAAATATTAAATAAATTTAAAGAAAATTATGTATAAAAGAATTGAAGTTAAAAAGGGGGAAGCGAAAAAAAAATCAGTTAAGAAAAAGATAACTAAAAAAGAAGAAAAGATGTTAAAAGATATTGCTGAAATTGTAACAAAGATTGTAGAGCAGAAAGAAAAAGAAATGTTAGATTTGGTTCAAAATATTACTGAACTTGGTTTCAAGCAAGTAAAAGACCAGCACGAAGTTAATATTATAGTGGCTAAATGAATGAAAAAACAAGAAAAACAAATGGAAATATTAGGCGATGCAGTTTTTAGCGACAATAAAAGTAGAATAATGTGAGATATATTGTTATTAGTATTATTATTTGGACTAACAATTGTTAATATAATTAAATAGAACTATGAAACAGCCAATTATTGATTTTGCGATGTCGAGTATTACACGAATTGAAAATATTATAGATAGATATAAAAAAAGGATTGATAGTGAAGAATATCGGAATAAAAAAGATAGGCACTCAAAGTTAAGTTTATGAATCACAAAAAATCAATTAGAATATGAAACTATGAGTGAAGAAGATAAAAAAGAGTTTGAATCAGCAGAAAAAGAAGTTAAAAAATTAAAGGAGTGATTAGTTATGGAAAAAGATGTTAGAAAAGATTTGTTGGGTTCGATAAAAGAAATGGAAAAACAAAAGAAAAGATACCAAGAATGAGTTAAAGAATTATTAGGAGATGATTATTATAGACAATAATATGGAAGAATTAGAAGATAAAATTGAAGAGTTGGAGCAAGAGATAAAAGAACTTCAAGAAGAAAAAAATGACTTACAAGATAAAGTTGAAGAGCAAGCAATGGAATATGAAGATACTATCGACGAACTTGAAGACAATTTATCAGATTGCGAACAAGAGAAAAATCAACTGGTTGATAGAGTTGATAATTTGGAAAAAGAAAATGATATTTTAAAACAATTAAGCGAAATATCTAAACAAAAGAAGTCAATTATTCCGAATTGAAAAGAATATATAAGCCTTATAAAATAAGGTTATAATTGAGTTATCCACAGGGTAACTTGATTTTTTTATTTAGTTATGATATTATAATAACATAACCAAGAAAGGTTATACATTATCAAATCAAATAATAATAAATATATGTTTAATTCAGTAATTAAAAAACTTATGGAAAAGGAATGTATCTTTTCCGAAGATGTAGCAAGTTTAGTAACAATTAACAATGTTTTACAATTAGACGAAAAAAGGGGAGAGTTAATTGACTTTATTTTAGATTGGGGGGCAGACGAGTTCGAAAATAAAGATAGTGTTTGGGAATTGGCAAGAGAATCAGCACAGCAATTATTAGTTAGAGCCACAAGTATTGTGGAATATCAAAATTCAGAAATGGAAGGCTATGGAGAAGCAGAGTTAGAATTAGAAAAAATATTATCAGAATAATAAAAGAAATATGACTTATATAGAATTTAAAGAAAAATTAAATCAAATGCACAACGAGATATTAGATAAAAATGATGTATTTTGAGCCTTTGGAGAAAAACAATTTGAAGAAGAGTTAAAAAAAAGGGGCTTGACTAAAAAAGATGTGGAAAGTATTGGAGCAGGTGGCTGAATAGCAAAAAGGTATCAATTCGAGAAATTTAAAAAAGATTTGGAAGAGTTACAGAAAAAGAAACAAAAGATGTTTAATGAGTTATCAGAAGACACAAAGGAAAATGCTATTTTATACGAGTTAAGGAATTATGAAGTATTTTGAGATTTTTTTGGAACTGGACTGGACGATGTTATCGAGATTTTTGAAGAATATGGAATCGGCGAAGACGAAGTATTAAAAGTTTATAAAGATAATAGAGCAAAGTATGAAAATTAAAAAAACAAAATGGTGGTTAGTATTAAAAGAAAATGAAAAAGAAATAATACATAAAGCACTATTAGAATACAAAACAAATGGTTTCACTAAAAAAGATAAAGAAAATAATTTAGTGATCGAAAATATTATAAATAGGTTAATAAAATAATTATGGTTATAGAAAAAGAAAAAATGAGCCAAATGGCAGAGCAAATCACAGAAGAAGTATGTGATGTAGTAGGTATTGATTTTATAGAAGTTAGACATACCGAAGAGTATTTTACAGAAGAAGCACAAGCAATATACAATAAGGTTTATGATGTTTTGGGAAAAAATACTTTTGAAAAAAGAATTGATAATATTTTAAATCAATTCGATAAAACAATTGAAAAATTAAATAATTAAATAATACTATGGAAGAATTAAAAAATAAAATAATAAATTTAAATCAAGACGAGTTTAATGAAATAAAACAATTTGTTTTAGAATCGTCAGAGCCACAATGATTTGTAGAGTTAATTTATTTCTTATCAGACTTTTTTGGTTCAATAGACGATACAGCACATTATAATATTGAATTGCAAAATATAATAAGAGATTGAAAAAGAAAAGAAATAAATTGGCAGAATGGAATAGGGGAATAATAAATTATTAAAAATTTTAACATTTAAAACTATGAAAATAAAACAAAAAATAAAATTATGCTAAATCAGAAGTTATCAGCAAGCAATATTTGATATTAAAAAAGCAATTAACAGAGCAGATAATAATAAATAAAATGGTATTAGATAAAAACAATAAACAAATACAAATAGGAGATAAAGTTAGAAATAATGATAATAATAAGGAATTTATCTTTACAAGCATTTTTGAAATAGCATTAAATCCTTTTGGGTTTAATAAAGAAATTAAAATGAATAATTTAGAAATAATTAAATAATAGATAAAACAATGATACAAGCACAAATAATGAATTTAGATAATTTCAAAGGAGAAATAAAATGATTTGAAACTTATCAAGAAATAGAAAATACTTTAAATGAAGAAAGTAGAAAACATAATAAACCATTTATAGCAATGATTATAAAGAACGGAAGAATTGAGTATTATGCTGTTACCAATAGTCAAGGGCTTATAATGTATATCAACCGATAAAAAGGTTGTTTTTTTATTTTGTTTGATAGTAGGGTATGTGTTAAAATAGAAGTATGGCAGAAGAAAAGAAAACAAATGTTTTTGATAAGATATTAGATAGAGAAAAAGTAAAGGAAAAGGTAAAGAATAAAGTAAAAACAATACAGACTGGTGAATTAAAACAAAGTGTTGATAAATCAGTGGATAGATGGTTAGATGTTTTGGAGGGAGTAGGGAATGGAAAAACTTATCGACAAGCAATGTTAGATGCTGGTTACAGCGAAAGAAAAGCAAATCATCCAAAAAGAGTTTTAGATTCAAAAGGCTTTAAAATATTGATTGACGAAATCTTTCCCGAAGAAGCAGTTAAAACAATGTGGTATGAATGATTGAACCACCAGGAGACAATAGTTATTAAGAATGAAAATGGTATTGAAGTAAAACCAACAGGACAAAAATCTAAAATTGCTTGGGAAGCCTTCAAAAAAATGTTAGACATCAGAGAACGAGCAATGTTAAACGACCAAAAAATACAAAGTTATGAAAAGGTGGAAGGTGCTAAAATACAATTAAACTTATTGGAGTTAAATCAACGAGCCGAAGAAGTCGGAAAAAGGTTTTTAGAATCAGAAACACCAAAAGCAGAGATAGAAAATGAAATCAAAATAACATCAGCACCAAACTTTGAAGATTTGGAAAATAATTAAAAATAAAGGTATGAATACATCAATTAAAAAAAACAAAGGGCTTAAAATGGAAACTACGGCTTCATTTTTTGCCATAATACTCAGCATTATAGGTTTTGCTATTGTTTCAGTGTTTGGAGCAATGCTTTTTGGAGCGATAATATTTTTATCGATTAAATACTGGTATTTATTATTAACATTATTTACTTTCTTATTATGGAGCAACAAATAACATTTTATAGTGATATTCAGAAAGATGTCCGAACATTTCTTAAAGATGTGCTTTTGATTTATACACCAAAGCCTAAAAAAGAATTGATAGACAAAGAATTTGACATCAAAGGTAAAAAGGTAAAACTATTTGATAAGAATGGGAGACCAGTATATCACGACTTACGAATATATAAAAAAGATTGGTGGGAAAATCAGAATTATGATTATTATTCCAGCATCAAGAAAATGAAACCAGTTTTAATTGATAAGGGTATAGTGGTAGATGATGAACCAAAAGAAAAATGAGTTCAACCATTATTATTAACTTGACAGCAAGAATTAGTGATTGAAGCCTATCAGCGAGCATTAGATACTTTTGATAAGCCGTGAAAGGAAGAATATACAAAGATTAGACAAATATCAGTTGTTTCAGGACACGGAATTGGTAAGAGTTCAATTAGTGCTATGATTTCTTTACATTTTATATTAACAAAGCAGAAATGTAACATTGGAGCAACAGCGAACACTGCAGACCAGTTAGAAGATGTGTTTATGAAAGAGATTTGAAAGTGGCGAGAAGAAAGAATGCCGTGATTTTTTGCACAGAACTTAAATCAGATACAAGGTAGATTGCAAGTTTATGAAAATGTGGAAAATAAAAAGATAGATAATACTTGATTTTTGCGAGCAAGAGTAGCAAGACCAGAAAAACCAGAAGCCTTATCAGGAATACATAGCGATAATGTGCTTTTGTATGTAGATGAAGCCTCAGGAGTTGCAGATTCTATCTATGAAAACATCGGTGGAGCATTAACAGCCCCCAACTGAATAATGATTATGACATCCAACCCAACACGAACGGAAGGTTATTTTTATGATAGTCAAAAAGACGGAAGTGAATGAACCAAATTAAAATTTGATAGTGAAGAAAGCCCAATCGTTTCAAAATCAATGGTGGAAAGATATGAAAAAGAATATGATGGACGAAATACAGACCAATTTAGAATCCGTGTAAAAGGTTTATTCCCAAGTTCAGCAGAAATGGACGATAAAGGTTGAATACCAGCATTTAGCAATGTAGATATTCATTTTGAGTCAGACGATAAAACTAAAATACTTAGAAATGTGATTTTAGGAGTAGATCCAGCAGGAACTGGTAAAGATAGAAGTATTATCACAGCAAGAGATAATTATTATATGAAAAAAGTTTTGGACGAGACTACTTCAACACCAAGAACATTAGCAAGAAAGATTGAAATGGTGCGAGATGCTTACAATGTATTAGACCACAACATAGGAATTGATGCCTTTGGAATTGGTGCAGTAGTTGAGAATGAATATAAAGCCAAGAATTGGGGAGAAAGTATTAGAAGTATTTTAGCCGATAAACCAAGAGAAGACACCAAAGATAAATTTGTTTCGTTTAAAGATGAGTTATGGTGGAATTTCAGACAATGACTTATCAATGGTGGAGTTATTTTAACCAACAACCAAAGAGAATGAATGCGAGAATTTGAGAAAATAAAGTTTAAAAGAGATTTAAAGGGACGAATTAAATTTATGGGTAAGGTTGATTTTAAAAAAGAATATGGTTTTTCACCAGACTTAACAGAATCGGCTATCTATTCATTTTTTAGATTAGAAGCCGAGCCAGAACCAACAGAAACTCAAACAATGGAAGATTACGAGATAAATGATTTAATTTGAGCCCAACATAATAACGATAATAGTTCAATTTAATTAAAAAATATGATAAAATAAAAGTGTTATGGAAACATCATCACAACAATTAACAAAGGAAGAGAAAATAATTGCCTTTTCCGAGAAGATTTTAAATCAAATACAGCAAGGAATAAACGAAAGAGAAACACCAAGCCCATTATGAAACTATCTTTCGTATTCCGAGCAGTATGAAGAGAATTTAAAGCGAGCATTAAATGCCGTAAAACCAAAAAAGAAAAATGACGGAAAACCTGATGTAGATACAGGGTTAGTCGCCGAAAAAGTATTTAATTTCATTTCAATTTATCAGAACCAAGAAGTGAATGAGAATATTAGAATTTATGAACCAAGTGGAGAAGAAAAAGAACATATTGGGGAATTCTTCAAATTAGCAGTAAGACATACCCAAGAAACAGAGAAATTTAAAAAACAAATATTGCCATTTATTTATTTCACAATGGTAAGTCAAGGAGATGCATTTGTCTGAGATGATTGATATGTAGAAACACTTGATACAAAAGATATTTACGACGAGAATGGAAAAAAGATTGATTTCGCTAAGTTAGACCATACCTTTGAAACTTATGAGAAGTTAAAATATAAAAAAGGTAAGAAAATACAAAACAGATATGCTAAAACAAGATTACTGGACGGACGAACAATTATTTTTGGCGATATATCACAGCCATTAGTTCAAGAACAGCCGTGAATAGCATTAGAGTTTGTTATTTCAAATCAGAAAGCCGAAGCAGTCTTTGGAAGTTTGGAGAATTTCAAGAAACTTAAAAAAGATTTAAAGGAGAATAATTTTAATAATGGGAATAGTAAAAACTTTGCCACAATTAAAACAGAGTTTAGTGATTTATTTAATCGAACACGAAAGAAAGAAGAAGCAGGCAACGAAAGTGAAGAATTTATTATCCATTATTATTTCAATAAAGCAGATAATTTATTTAATATCTTTGTGAATGGAGTGCCAATGTTTAATATTGAAACACCACTTAATTTAGTTCAACCAAGAATGAATTACCCAATTATTAGATTTGGGACAGAAAGAATATCAAGTTCAATCTATTCTCGAAGTATTCCAGCAAAAGCAAAGTTTAATGCAGATTATTTAGATAAAATCTTAATGATTTTAGCAAAGAAGTTTGAGAAATCATATAAACCACCAATCAATGCAAAAAACAAATATAAAGTTAGACCAGATTTGTTAGATGCAGGTAAGGTTAATACTGGAATTACATCAGAAGATTATGAATTTGCAGACCCAAACTTTCAGGGGATAAGCAATTCAGATATCACAATGGTAAATATGCTTAAAGAAATTTTGGAAGGTATGACCTTAAATAAAACTACATCAGGAGAAGTTTCAGGGCAAACCACAGCCACCGAAGTTTCAATGGCACAAAGAAACCAATTACAGAAACTTATTATTTATTTCGAGAGTTTGGAAGCAGGATTTGAAGATTTAATTTCAAGAAGAATTGAAACTATTGAAAGCAAATTTACAAAACAGCAAGATTGAACTATCGTAGATGGTAAAAAAGTTAGTGTATATAAAAACTTTTCAGTTTCATTAGGTGGTTCAGAACATTATGTAGCCTTTTTAGATAGTTTAAAGGAGATTGACCCAGAGAAACAAGAAGATTTAGAGAATGATATTTTTATGCTTGAAGCACAACACAATATCAGATACCATTTAATCAACCCAGACTATATCAGAAAAGCAAAGTATGAAATTATAGTTGAAGTTAAATTAGAACCAAAGATTAGTTCAATTATGGAATCGGCACAACTACGAGAAGAAATAACTTGATTAAAGCAAGTATTCCCAAATGTTAATAATAAATTACTTGAAGAAGAATATATCAAAGCAACAGATAGGAGTGAAGATTTATTCTTACCACAAGAAATTATGGCAGGTGCAGGACAAGAGCAACAACCACAAGGAGCAGGAACTGGAGAGAAACAAATGAAACCGACAGTAGCAAAGAATGTTAATATTTAATTATTATGGAAATAGATATTACAAAAATTGTTAATTTACCAAATATCGCAATTAGTGATACAATTACCAATGACGATGTTTCACGAATTAGTGAGTTATGGGAAAGAAACAATGATATAATACAAAAATTAGCAATTGAATTTATTACACCGAAAATAAAAGAATTGCTTAAAGACGAAAATCAAGATACACGAGTGGCGATTAAAACCATAATTGAATTTCTTAATAAATTTGCTTCTTATTCCGAAAAGGAGCAAGAGTAGAGTGTATTTAGTAACCTTTTAGGTTATTATAATGCCTTTTACTCATAGTTTTAGGCAGATTATTAAGTATTTATTTAATTTATATGGAATTAGACGAAGCATTAAAAAAGATTGAGGAATTGGAAAATAAAAATAAAGAACTTTCCGAAAATCTTTCAAAGCAAAGGAGTTCTTTTGAAAATAAAATAAAAGAACTGGAAGAAAAGGTGGAAAACACCAAAGAACCACAAATTGATGTGGAAAAATTATCAGACGAAGAATTTGCTACACAGATTCTAAAAATGGACGAGGACGAAGTGGAAGAAATGACAGAAAGAGAATTGAGTTTTGCTCGTAAAGAGTGAATGTTCGACCAAAAAATGAAAGAATATGACGAGAAATTGAAAGGAGTTGAAACAAAAGTTACCGAACAAGACTTTACAGCGAAAGCAAAAGAATTAGCAGGTGGAGATGAAGAGTTAGCAGAAAAGATTTTATTTACAGCAAAAGAGAAGTTTGGAGATTTGTCAGGTAGAGAGAATGCAGAAGAATTATTAGCAGATGCTAAAATATTAGCAACATCTACAACTACCGAAACAAATAACCCAGTCGGAACAGCACCACAAACAAATGGAAATACTGATTTAGGTGCAGATATTTCAAAAACTATTGAAGAATTAAGAAGTTCAGATGGAGGTTTAACACCAGACCAATTATAAAATTTAATTTAAATGATTATGGCAGATAATAAAAATAATAAAAAGCAAGACACACAAGTTATTGACGATGTAAAAAAACAATTAGAACAAGAAAAGAACTTGCAAGAAACAAATGAAAATAATAGTCATAAAGATGTTATTGATGATGTAAAAGAAACTTTGAATAATTTAGATAAAAAGGAAGATACCAAAGTTAAAGATACACCAATGGAAGAGACTATTAAAAATTTTAATCTTACACAAGAAGAGTTTAATCGTTTAATGGCTGGCTTTCAAAAACAACAAGAAGAACAAAAGAAAGCAACATTTGTGAAAGACGAATATTTACAAGGGGCTATTAGATTTTATGAAGATAACCCAGTTGTTAAAATCGGCGATCATAAAGAAAAAAGAACTATTGTTAATGGACTGGAAAAAGTAGTTGAGAGTATTGATATTGAGTTTTATAATTTAGAAACACAAAAGAAAGAAAAAGTTACTTTACCAATTGATGCTTTTATTGAGTTACCAGTAAGAAGTATTAAATTTAAAGAAACTTTTGAAATAGACCAATTACCATTCCAACCAGCAGAAACAATGGAAAAAGAAGTTACAGATGATGAAAAAGCAGTTATTGAATACAATGACGAAGGAGAAAAGATTTTGCTTTATAAGAAAGTTGTTATCAATAAGAAAATTGTTACAGATGATTTTGGAGATAAACCATTAGAAATTAGCGAAACAGCAATTAACTAAAAGAGTTATGAATGAATATATTGAAGAATTAGAAAAATTGATAGAGCAATTTCCAAAAGGCGAAGTTGATAAAATAGAATTTATTAAAGCACAAAGAAATTTTAAAAATAAATTTACACTTGAAACATTTTATCAAGATAGAGATTTATATATTGCGAATAAAAAAGTTGATGATGATGTTAAATTTGCTTTGGAGTTAATTTTATGAAACTACAAAGGAAATACTACTTTTGACAAATCGCAAGAGAAATCAGATGAAATAGAAAAATCAAATGCTATTGTTGCTTACAAGGTGTTAAAGAAATTGTCAGAAAAGGGCTATACTGACAAATCAGCACAACTATTTATAGATAATCTTAACGGAGCAGTTCAAGCCATTACTTCACGAATCGAAAATGATATTAAACAACAGAAATATTTTGCTATTTCTAAGTTGTTGGGCAACAAAGAAGGGTTGCTACCTTTGGAAAAGACTTTACAATTTTATAATGAAAATCAGGATATACCAGAAGATATTGACAAGGAAAACTTGCAAAAAATTTAATTTTCTGTTATATTATAAGTAATCCCGTTGTATTATGGTTGTTATACAGATTTAAAAGGTATAATAATGGGTTAATAATACAACTGCGAACTTCCCTGTTTAGTATTCAGGGTTACCAAAAAGAAGCAGACAAAACATAATATTGCCTTTTCGGTAATAGGTAGTTTTGTCTGTTTTTTGTTAGCAGTATAATATTTATTATCAATTTATTTTAATAATCTTAATAAAACTATGACAGTAATTAAAAGAGTAACTGGAATCAATGGTTTTTCAAGATACCCAAGAAAAGCTTCCACTGCTTTAGTTAAAGGAACTTTGGCTATTTTAAAAGACGGAAAGCTTGAACCAGCAAAAGCATCTGCAACAGTAGATAACTTAGCAGGTATTATCTTGAAAGGTGTAGATTCAACAGATCCAAATTATGCTGTGGCAGAAATGACACAGGTAGAAGAAATCTTTGAAGCAGGAAATGAATACGAATTAGAAATCGGAGCAGGTTCATTTTCAGCTGACAAAGTAGGTAAATCTTACAAATTAGATGCAAACGGTAAAGCCGATTTAGACAATACTGGAACAGCATTCGAAGTTGTAAGAGATGGAGGAACACCAAACGGTGTTGCAACTGTGATTGTTAGATTCCGAAAAAACTAACATTTATTATTAACAATTAAAAATTAACAATTAAAAATATGACAGATAGATTAGTTTCAACATACTCAACACCACAATTGAATGATTTAACTATCAAAAATGTGAATAGTTGAGTTCCAGCTATGCCATCTGACGATGTTTATTCTCTTTTTAGAATTTATAACCCAAAACCAGCCGAAATTTCAGCAGGTAGGGTAGATTTCTTTGAGATTAACAAAGAAAGAGGTGCTGGTAACAAATTTGAAAACCAAAAACACAAAGTGTTAGGATTGGCAGAAGGCTACAAAAAGAGCATCTACAGAGTTACTGCTGGTGCATCTCGAGAAGCTACAGACCACGAATTTAAAGCTTTGACAGAAAAAGGTTTGACACAGTTAGTAGTTGGTTTAGCCGATGATATTCAAGAAAAGATTACTCTTGACTTGAGAAACTTTATCGGTTTAGGAACTGGAACAGGTTATACAACTACAGAAGGACAATTTATGGATACAACAACAGCAGACGGACAACCAATGTTCTCTACTACACATAAATTAAAACAAACTTCACAAACTTACTCAAACATCGCTTCAGGTAATCCAAAAATTACAGAAGGAGGTTTGATTTTAATGGAGAGATACTTTAGAAACTCTGTTAAAGATAACTATGGTAAGTTAATTGCTATCAAACCAGATACAATTATTACAACTTCAGACCCAGCAATCGTTAAGAAAGTTAATAGATTATTAAATTCTGTTTCTCCAATGTATGTTAATGACACTACATCAGGAAACGGAACACAAAACTCTAACTCTGGAGTAGTAAATGTTAATAGAAATAGATATTCTCACAAAGTTGTAGATTTCGATTATGACATTTACGGAGAAAGAGATGCATCAAAAACTTTCTACTGAATGTTAGCTTCTTTGAAGTCAATTAAAACAAGACCAGAACTTTATTACATTAAATTCTCAGGAATGAACTCAAAACCAGTTATCGTAGATCACGATAGGGGAAATAGAAAATGAGTTATGAATAAAGATTATGGTATTGGAGCAGTTAATGCAAAAGGAATGATTTTGTCTAAAGCAACTTCAGCTTAAGTTCAAATTAGTTAGAGGTTCAGCTCGCTTTTATAGAAGTTGAGCTTCTATAGTGAGTTGAACTTAATATTACAAGATTTTAATTAAAATTAAATATGGAAGAAAAAAATATTACAACAAGTAAAGTATTAGATGCTGTTTTGTCCCCAGCATCAACAGATTTTGCTATTCAGGTAACTGGATATAACGGAGCAAATGGAAATGTAAAAGTTAGGGGTTCAATGATTGAAGGTGTTGATTTTACACAACCAAGCTCAGAAGAAAACCCTTGAGCTTACATAAACTTATCATCAAACACTCAGCAAGTTAATAAATCAGGTTCAGAAGGTATAGATATTACATCAGATTCTACAGAAATTATTGAATTAAATGTTAATGTTATTACTGCTTATGCTGTAGAATTAACAGTGAGTGCAGGGACATTTGATGTTACTATTATAAATACAGATAACCGATAAAATTATGACAAAAACAAATTTTGTAGATAATAGTGCAAGCTTAAAAAATAATTATACAGCTACAACTAACCCAACTTCTACAGATGACTCTGATGCAGGATATTCAGTAGGTTCAGTGTGAATAAACACAACTGAAGATGAAAGATGAGTTTGTTTAGATGCAACAGCTGGTTCAGCAGTTTGAGAAAAATCAACAACAGGTACAGCAAGTGAGATAGTAAATACTCCAGCAGGTAACATTTCATCAACAAATGTTCAAGATGCAATTAATGAATTGGATACAGAAAAAGGTGATATGGATAACCCAATGACTACAGGTGGTGATATTATTTATGGTGGTACTTCTGGAACTCCAACAAGATTAGCAAAAGGAACAGATGGACAAGTTTTAACACTTGCAAGTGGTGTTCCAAGTTGAACTGATGCAAGTGGTGTGAGTTCAGACTTTATTATTTTAGAAGACCAAAAACCTGATGGAACAAATGGAGGTACATCTTCTTCAGGGTCTTGGTATGATAGGGTTTTAAATACAGAAGTTGTAGATACAGGTAACAATTGTTCTTTATCTTCAAATCAATTTACTCTTACTGCAGGGACATATAAAATATTTGCAACAGTTCCTTTCAACCGTGCTTCTGGAGGAAGTATTAGATTGTATAATGTTTCTGATAGTTCCACTGAAGTATTAGGAACATTATTTAGTTCGGACTATGGACAAGGTACTATTAAAGGTAAATTTACAATTACAAGTTCTAAAACATTTAAAATTCAATATTGGATCAATAATAGTCACGATAATTATGGATTAGGTAGTGGTAATTGGTCAGATGGCGAAATAAATGTATTTACAAGAGTATTTTTAGAAAAAATAGCATAATATAAAATCATATGAAATATATAATAATAGAAAATAATATAGTAAAACAAATTCAATTAGATGATAAATATGATTTATCAGAAAATGAAGAAATGTTAAAAATTGATGATACAGTAAAGGTTGTTTGTGGTCAAATTTATAATTCAAAAACACAGAAATTTGTTAATCCACCAATTTCAGAAGAGATTTTAAAACAAAAACAAAAACAAGAAGCAGAAAAAAAACTTATTAAAAAACTAAAAGCAGATAATGATTTTAACGCCCTTGTTAAATTTGTTAATGATTTAGCAAGTGATTATATTAAAGACAATCCAAAAAGTAAGACAGCAAAAAATGCAAAACTTGTAAATCATATTTTAGGAAAAGAAGTTATTAAAATACCAAAAAAACATAAAAAATAGCTTATGACAAAAGAAAATTTAGCAATAATTATAACTGGAATAGTAGCAGTTATATCAATGTTGGTTGTATTATCAAGCCAACCAAAACAAAAAGAAGTCCTGCCTAACCCTACTCCAGCAGTAGATTTAGCAGGTATAGCAAAAATTCTTGAAGCAACTAAACAACCACAAACACCAGCAGTTATTAACAGGGTAAATTCTGACGATATCAAAGATAGTGCTGGTGCAAAAAGAGCAGGAGATAAACCGTGTTGTGGAGATGACGATGAAGTTAATTATAATGACATAAAATAGGCTTATGGAAAATTTAATGGATAAAGTATTTTCAGAATATGGCTTGATTGCTTTACTTTTAGTTAGTGTTTTGATTTGATTAGCAAAATACATAACTACAAAAGATAAAGAAAATAGAGAAGATAGAAAACAATCTCACGAAGAATTTTCTAAAAACTTAGAGAATGTTACTGCGAGTTTTACTCACGGTTTAGATAAATTAGTTGCTACAGTTACAGAAGAACACGATAAACAGAATAGAATTTTATCAAAATTAGATGTAAAACAAGATGTTATCTTGAGAAAATTAGAAAAAGTTAAGTTAAATGACTAAAAAAACTTTTAAACTTAATCAATTACCTAAAGAATTTGCTGACTGAATGAAAAAAAGTGATGTATTTGATTGTGGTTCAAAATACGGTAACTTGATTTTCAATGTCAAAAAATTCTTTTTTTCAAAATTGATTAAAGCAGATTGCAAGATACACGACCTCTGCTATATGCGAGGAGGAAATCTATTTGATAAAATTCACTGTGATTGAGTTTTTGCTATACTGGCATTGTTAGACGGGATAAACCTTGTTAGAAAAACATTTTTAAGTGAAGGTTTAGACGGTTTTATAAATATGATATTGAATGTTATAATTGTATTGATATTATTAGCATTATGGTTCATAGCAGTATTAAGTTATTTTACTGCTGTAACTATATTCGGAGTATTCGCTTTTTCGTGAGGGAAAATGAAAACTCTTAAAGAAATAAGAAAAAAATATGACAAAAGAAACATTAAATAAGATAATTAAAATTCTTACTTGATTGTTAAGAATTACAGAATATCTTAAAAAAACAAATTATGGTGCTTTAGATGAAAAGCAAGATGATGACCCAAGAAATGTGCCAGTTTCAGCAATCGTTAAGTCATCTAAACTACCAAGTGAATATATCAACCCTGATGTATTCAAAACAGAGGCTTACAACCAAAAAAGATTAGGGATTTGTGTGGCGACAGCACAAACATCACAAATGGAGTTGTTATATCCTGACAAAGACTTTTCGGTTAGGTTTAGTTATAGAATGGCTAAATATATTGACTACTTGAAATACAAAAGAAATTTTGAAGGAACTTGAGGACATACTATGGCACGAGTTCATAAAGATTACGGAGTTGCTACAACTAAAACACGACCAGAAAACTTTGATTTACCACACTGATTGTATATAAAATTTAATTTCACAAAACAAGAGATCGCTGAGGCTAAAAAATATAAAATCAAAGGTTATGTTTGAGCTTATACAGATGATGAAATTAAATTAGCAATTAAAAAATATGGTTCAGTTTCAACAACTATTCAAGCAAAATCAATGTGGAACAATGCTAAAGGAAATCATAGAATTTTATTAGTTGGTTGAAATAAACGAGGTTTCATTTTCCAAAACTCTTGAGATGAAGTAAAACGAGGAGATAAAGAAAGAAAAGAGCAAGAATTATTAGAATTACCTTACTCAGTAAAAAAATGAAATTCAATTGCTTATATTAAGTCAGATGCTGACAAAAAGAAAATTGATAATCATATCAAAAAAGTTGAAAAGAAATACAAATATTTTTCAGCATACGAGGCAAAAAATATCAACCCAAAAACAATGGAAATGTTAGATAAAGCACGAGGTTTTGCTGGTATTCCATTTGTGATTACTTCTGGTTGTAGAACAATTCAAAAGAATAAACAAGTTGGTGGAAAAATTGATAGTTGTCATTTAGAAAAAAATAAATGTTCAGCTGTTGATATTAGAGTTAGAAATTCTCAAGAAAGATGAAAGATTGTAAATGCTGGAATTAAGGCTGGCTTCACAAGAATTGGGATAGCAGAAACTTTCGTTCATTTTGATAGTTGTAAAGATACAAGACACCCAGATAAAGTTATTTGAACTTATTAGTCTTGTTTTTTTATATTGTATTTTAAGACTTTAAATGATAATATAGATTTTTATATTGTATTTTGTTATAATATAAAAGCAATAAGTAAGTGTAAAACTTGTAAAAGGATTTGGGGTATATCCAAGTCGGCTTATTGTAACATTTTTTATAAATGTTTTGAGCTAGAGTTATGTGGTTCGCCTATCCAAGTGGGCTATAGACAACCCTTTGAAGCCCACGATAAGAATTAGGAACTGATACAAGAGATATATTATGACTTATGGGTGGTAGTAATATGTTGAATGTATTGGGAGAAAGTAAATCAAGTATAATGTTGTTCCAGAGGTTCGACTAATAGTTATACTTGTTTTTTCTTTTATGTTATAATACATACAGCAAGATAAAAAATAAATAAAAGAAAAATCGCTACACTTTTTAAAAGTGATTATCTTGCTTTAATTATTAGAATATTACTAACTCATTTTTGATGACCAAATTAAGCCTTTTTTGGGCTTTTTTTGTTTTTGTGTTATATTCGGAATATAACGAGCAAATCAAAGCAATGGAAACAATCAACTCAACACCAGAAAAACAAGAATGGAGATTAAAAGTTTTACAAAAACATTTAATTTGGTATATCTCAAAATATAGAGAAAAATACAGCCGAAGACAAATGTTTCATTATTATTTTAAACAAAATGTAAGAGCTTTTAATAAATATGGTATAGATTATAGGTATTATATTGCTACTTTTAATGCAAGTTTTGAATTTGTAAAAAAGTATGGTAATATAGAAAAGTAAATCCTTTTTACAAACTTCATAGTAAAGATAATAATATGGAGAAGTTCAAACCAAAGACAGAACAAACTCCTAAAAAAAAACAAGAATTAAAAACTATAAAAGAGCAGATCGTGAAGAATGCTAAAAGGCAGGAAAATACACCTTGCTTATTTTGTGGTTCTATTTCTTGTAAAGGAGAATGTTTAATTAAATAGGTGGCAACGGCTTTGAGTTCCGTTGCTTTTTTGATATAATTTTATTATGAAAAAAAAGAAAGAAATAAAAAAACCAGTAGTATGTAACCGATGTGGAAAATATATTTCAAACTTTGATAAAAAAACATTTGAAACTCACGGAATATGTAGAAAATGTTTGCAAAATATAAAACTTGACAGCTGAACTAAAAGCCGTGAATGATAGTCGCTGTTTTTTTATTTTTTACCTAAAAAGTGTTATAATAAAAATGTTATGAAGTACATAGCAGATTTGATTTCAGACATAACAAGTAATTTTTATGGTGGGGTTTCTCACAATATAAATTACAATGATTTAGTCAAGAAAACCTTTGATGAGGTTAGCCATAAGGCGAATTCATCAACATTATTATCAGTAAGTAAGTTATATCACGGTTTAATTCGTGATTCACATAGCTTGATTATACCAAATACAACAAATAAGATTGTTGAGGTTGATTATAATGGTATAAAATACAAGCGAAGCCCATTAACTGCAAGAAGTGAGTATGGGTATAGTTTCTCAATTATTGAGAACATTGCAGACTTTACAGAGCTAAATTTAAGCCCTATTAAGTCTTATATTTACACTGTATTAGATGAATTTACAGATGTAAATGGCTTTACATCAGATTTAGAAACAGCCACTTTAGAAAAACCAGTAACATACAGGTTAAATAAAAATGGTGGTATAAAAGTTACATTTGATAGCCAAAAACAAAAAATTAAAAAAACATTATCTACTCCTATAACACAAGAGAGTATAAAAGATAATGTATTAGTAATGCCAATTTATATATCCGATATTACAAAAGATGTATTAGATAATACTATTTATGTAAAATTGGTTGATAATGGTATTAAAAACTTGATAGCAACTATTGATCTAAATAGTCAAGAAGTTCAAAATGGTTGAAACATTTTTGAGTTTGATTTAGCAAATTTAGATTTTGATATTTACGGCTTTGAAATATATTCAGATTTAATCAACGATCAAAAGTTAGATTTAGTTTTTGAAAGAGCTATTTTAACAAGACAATCAGTTGATTATGTAAAATATTATAGTAATAAATTTGTAAGAGATAAAGATACTTACAAAATGTTATATAAACCAGTACATAATTCTGATGCTTTATATTTAGATAATAAATTCTATCAAGCAATGATTTATGAAGGGGCTATTATTTTAGGCTTCGAAGTAACAGATAGGGTTAAACATAGATATGACATCGCTTATTTTAATGATAAATTGTCATCAATTTACAACGAAATAGGAGATACAAATCTTATGTCAGAGGATTATGATTATAAAGACGATTTAATAAGTTAAAAAAATGATTATAAAAGATTTTAAAGGTTTTTTCTATAATTTAGATAATACAAAAATACCTTTTAATTATCTTACAGGACAATCACAGAATGTCTTTATTAAAAATAATGTTATTACAGCCAGAAAAGGCTTTAAATTGTTCGGACAGGCAGGGGAAAAAGACACTTCAAAAGAAACATACTCAGGAAATGTATGATTAACTTCTGGAGGTGTTAATAATCTATTTACTGTAGCCGATAAGAAATTTAGAGTATATAATGGAGAAAATTGAGTTGATTTAATAACATTATCTAACAAAGAAAGAGTTAGCTTTGCTAAATGAATAGATACAAATGGAGCTATTATAAAAGATAGATTATTTTTTGTAGATGGTTCAGATAATATCTATATGTGAAACGGTGCGATAGCAAAAATTAAGGAGATAGCAGGTAATAAAATAACGATTGAAGGTGTTAGAACATTAGCTCAGATAGGTTTTGATAAAGGGGACACAGTACCTCAAACAGTTAATATTAACGGAAAAGAAAAAACCTATACACAAGCAGATATGGATAGTGTTGAGTTAGAACTTAATAACACAGATAATATTTCAGTTGGAGATTATATTATTGCTAAACCTATTATCTATAAAAATAGTAGAAATTTAGAAAATTTTGATAAGAATTTTATATTTAATTATAAAAATCAACTTATTGTAGCTAAATTAGGCGAAGAAAGAGCTTATGTTTCAGATATGAACGAGTTTGATTTATCAAATGGTTTAAATTTTACTATACCAGCAAATGATGCTGATAGAACAATAGCAACTCCTTATATGCTAACTTTTGACGGAGGTATTCAAGGGATAGACCAAAAAAGAGATAAATTAAGAATTTTTACAGAGAATGACATTTTCGTTGTGAGAAAAAGAGATACGATGACAATGGGCTTTTATGTAGATGTATATAAACAAGATACAGCCTATAGTATTGGTAGTATGCCTTTCGCAACAGCAACTTTTAAAGGAGATTTGTTTTATGTTTCACGATCTAAAACAATCGAGTTAATAAAAGATGCTAACACACAGCACGAAGTAGAAACTGTAAAGATTTCAAAACCAATTGATATGTTGTTGCAAACACTTGATTTTGAAGGTGTAAGATTGAGAGTTTATAAAAACTATTTAATATTAGTATTACCTAAAGAAAGAAAAGTGTTTTTCTACGATATTGATGAAGCACATTGAAACCCACCTCAAATATTACCTATCAATGATGTCGTAATATATGAGGACAAAATGTTAGGTTTATCAACTTCTGGTAATGAAGTATATGAATTATTTGTAGGTGGAAGTGATAATGGCAATAATATTGATATTAAGATAGAGTTTGGTGCTGTAGATTTCAACCAAGAAGAATATAAATATTTAATGCTAAAAAGAGCAGGTTTTCACTGTTTAATGGCTAAAAATACTAACTTTAAGTTTGTTGAAAGATATTTTACAGCAGGGACTTGAAAAGAATATACAACACCAATTAAAGGTATTGAACTTCCTTATTTTGAAAAAGAGGAAGAATTAGGTATAGGAACTAACCCAGTAGCTACAACTGGAGTTGGAGATATTACGATTGATAACAATATTGTAGCAAGAACTATTGTTTTAGTGGAAACTAATGATATTAGTTTTATATTATTTAGCCCACTTATAACAATTTCACAAAAAGATATTGATTTTTCACTCGTTTCATTAGAATTAAAGCTACAAGACGGTGGAACTGAGTTAGACAAACAATATTTTATACAAAAACAAAATATTACAAAAAAAATAGTTAAGAAATTATAATATGAGAACAATAAAAACAAAAAAATCATATTTAGTTGAAGAATTGTCGCCTGATAGTGTTAATATAGCTGTTGATAAGTTTGTAACTTCTAACGGAGAGAAAATAAACTATTCAGATACAGCAAATAAACCTTTTAATGTGGTGGTAACACAAGGAGGCGAATCAGAAACTATAAAGGTTGATAATATTAGTAGAGATGATAATAACGATATTACAATACTACATATTAAAGAACGAGAAATCAGTGATAAATACCCATATGAAGGGCAACCAACTGGTAAAAAGTTTAGAATTGGGGCTACATTGTTTATAGCATTAGATCCAGAAACATTAGATAATGTAATGGACGGAGAGGTTGGAGGAACATATAAAGGAGATTTTACTTTTAACGGTAAAGTAACTATTAACAATACTCCAACAAACCCTACTGATGCAGTAAATATTCAATATCTAAATAATGTTTTAGCATCGTTAAATGCTGGAGAGAACGAGGTAAGGGTTGATATGGAAGCTGTCGCTGGCGAAGATATACCAGCAGATACTATTGTTAGATATAAAGAAATAGACGGAAAAATATATATTGCTGACAAAGATGATACAACTATTACAGATAAAACAGTATTTGCTTATGCTAAAGATGCAATTACAGAAGGAAATTCTGGAAAAGTTTATCAAGTTGGAGAAACACCAAAAACAATTTCAGGTTATACTGGTGCAGTATATTTAGGAAACAATGGTGCTGTATTAACTGCTGAACCAAGTTCAAATGCTTGAATTATAGGTAAAGTTATAGCAGACGGTTATTTAAATCTAATACCAAAAGCTTTAAAACAAAATGATATTGATGCAAGAAAAGGTTCGTTTGGCATTCCAAATAATGAGAATAGATTTGTTACAGAAGATGGGTTTGCTAAAGCTTCTGCAAAAAATACAAATAATCAGATTACAACTATTACATTAGATAAAATTGATTGGAACTATATTAGTGGTAATAAAATAAACACCAATATAGATTATACAAATATCTTAGATACAGATTATTATATAAGCATACCGACTATAAAAAGTTCAACATCAGAACAAATAATACCAACTAATCAAGGATTATGATCAGCTGGTTACGGTAGTGGTAATAAATATTCTTATTATATGATTGCACCTGTTGATGGTGATTATACAATTTCTTTTAGTGTTACTGGCTCAAATCGAAGCTGGGAGGTGTTTGTCAATAATACTGCATATGAAAGCGTAGGACAAGGTGATTGAACCTTTACACATACATTACAAAAGGGTGATATATTTGCAGTTGGTGATAAAGATTCTACTAATGCTAACGAAAGTGTAAGTAATGTTGTTTTTAAAGGGGTTGCAGATGTGTATAATCATTATAAAATATCTAATATTACTTCTAATACTATTATATTAGAAACATCTATAAATAATACATTACTTAACCAAAATTATTCTATTGAAAAAAGTGGTTCTGGTAGTATTGGGAATGATGTTTATACAACATTAGAAGATTTTAATATAAATTCAAATTTTACAGAATCATTTAAATTATTATTTATATTAGCAACTAAAATTAGCGATGATGACCCTTTGGAAAGGTCGCAATTCGCAGTATATAAAAATGATAGTTTAATATATGAGTGGGGGGGTGGTTGATGAGATTATGAATATAAAAATTATATTTTAGATGTAAAAGCAGGTGATAATATTAAATTAAAGGTTAAAGATACTAACACAAGTGGTTCAGGAACACCAGAATATGAATACAAAATATCATCTAACGGTGTTGGGGCATCTGTTGGGAATACAGATTTTCGAAATTTATCAAAATATTCTAAAAAAGCATATAAAGCATCTGGTATTATAAAAGATAATAATATATATTTCTTCACAAAAGATAATTAAAATTTAAATTATGAAATACAAAGTAACAAAAAAAGATTTCAAAGGTTTAAACTCTATAGTACAAAGATATAATTTCTCTAACTATAAAGAAGCAGGGGTTAAATCAGTACCAAGCGGAAACTTTGATTTAATTCGTCCAGGAGATGAAATAGAGTTTAAAGATCCTATTAAAGGAGCACCAAGTGGTGTTGCTTCAATAGGAACAACAAACTTATCTTTGAAAAATGAAAAGCTCCAGAATGATTTTGAAGAATCAAAGAAGACTGGAACTTTAAAAGAAATTAAAAATCCTTTATCAGATTTAACAAAAGCAAAGCCAGAGGTTGATATTGATAAAAATGGCAATGTTAATATTAAAGGAGATGAAAATACAAATAAATTAAACGAATGAGAAGGTAAAAAAATGCAGGAAGAGAAAGAATGATTTGACAAACAATTATCAGATTATGATGACTTGTTTAAATCAATGACTTCTAACATTTCCACAGAAAAGCAGTCAGCTATTGACCGTATAAGTAATGTTTTTAAACAAAGGTTAGAAACTCAAAAAAGAATAAACAAATTTAATTTAGATAGAGTAAAGGCTTATGGTTTAAGAGGTGGTGGTGGAAACGCACTTTATACACCTTTAATGTTTTCAGATGTTATAACTGCTAAAGAGCAGGAAAATGCAGATAAATTAAATAAAATCAATGTTGAAATGGAAAACTCTATTTCAGAAATTGAAAGAGCATTTAATGAGAAAAATTATAAGTTGGCTAAAGAAAAGCTTGATACTCATTATAAATTAAAAGAAAGATTAAATAAATCTATCGATGATATAGAAAAACAATCAAATTATCATCTAAAGAAATTGAGAGAAACAGAAAAAAATTGAAAACTACAAATGCAAGAAGAAAGAAAAAAAGCATTAACTCGTATTAAAGGTTATGTTTCAACTAAAGATTTATCAGGAATGTCTAATGATAAAAAGTTACAACTTGCAGAGAACCTTGCTAATAAATATGGACTTGATACCTACGAAGTTTTAGGAATGTTGCAGTCAATATCAAACAAAAAAGAGCTTGATAATGCTAAAACCGAACTTACAAAAGAAAAGGTACAGACAGAAAAAGCAAGACGATCGCAGATTTGAACTAATATCAAAAATATTAAGAACCAAATATTTAATAGAAATAAGAAGTTAAAAAACGATGCTAAACTTAATAATAGTAAAATCAAACTTAATGATAGTAAAATAAATAAAAATAATTCTACAAAAAATTCTGGAGTTAAACTTGATGATACAGAATTAGAAACAACAGGAAATATAGAAGAAGATAAACAAGCTTTTGCAAGAGTTATTAAAAATAATATTTTACAAGGGGAAGTTGGTACAATATTCTCTGTAAATGGTAAGAGAATGCAAATTATTAAAAAACCAAAAGGTAATATAACTTTAGATGATGATTTAGGTCAATATTTCAAATTATTAAAATAGATAAATATAAAAAATTATGGCAAAGTGATTAGATGATATATATACACAAGTTTATGGCGATAACGGTAAAGTTACTCCTAAACAAAAAAAACAAGAAGACAAAGGTTTCTTTGATAATTTTAATGTTACAGACGATGTAGCAGACCCAACAGCAGACTTTTTTGGTACTGTTGGTGGTGGTATAGTACAATTGGTTACAGGTGTTGCTAAATATGCAGATAAAGGTGTAGGATATGGACTTAAAGCAGTTGGTGCAGAAGAAACAGGAGAAGGATTTTTAGATTTTGCTAATATCTTAGATGAAGGTGGAGATAAATTAGCAAAAAAAGTTGCGAATACTGTGTCTATAGGGAAAAATGAGATGTATGAAGGGCTTGTTGAAGATAAAAGCCAAAAAGATATACCATATTATGGAGATTTAGTAACATATAAAGAATTAAAGAAAGTTTCAGATTCAGCAGAACGATATAATAAAGGTAATTATACAAAAGAAGATTTACAAGTTCTACAAGAATATTTGGATAGAGAAGAAGAGTTAAACCAAAAAAGAAATAAGACCAGCTATGTAGTTGGTGAAGGAATTAGAAATTCACTTACATATGGCGGAGAAATATATCTTGCAGTTCAGACTGCTGGTGCTGGTGCTGGAGAAATGGCAGTAGAAAAAACAGCTGTTACAGCATTAAAACAATCAATAAAAAAAGCAGTAGATAAATCAATTAAAAAACAATTAAAAAAAGAATTGTTTAAAAAGAGCTTAAAAAGAGGAATTGCTAAATGAGGTACAGCTGATTTAATCTTTAATTCAACAAATTCACCTACAGGAGTATTACAAAGGACAATGCCAAAAGTTAATCTTGCTACTGGAGAAGTAGAAGACGGACAAGAGTTGTCAGATGCAGTTATAAACTCTATATCTGAAAATACGGTTTCTTTAGCATCGGAGTTTTCTGGTGGTATTTATGGTGCTTTATTTAACAAGTTACCAACAGGTGTTAGAGATACTTTTGTTAAAAATGCTGTTATCCAAACAATGAAAAAGAAAATGCCACAATTAACTGATAACACTATTGGTAAATTGGTAAAACAAGTTGGTTGGCACGGACTTATGGGGGAGTTTATGGAGGAGCAACACGAAAAGTGGGCTAATGCTGTGTTAGCAGAAGCAGGACTTGGAGATAATGCTTGACAACCATATACAATGAAAGATATCACACAAACTTTATTAACACTCGGTGCATTTTCAACTATGATGAAAAAAGTTTCTGGAGATGTGGTAACAGATGAAGGTGTAAAAAAAGAATATATAGGGCACAAAGAGGCTTTAAATAAACATATTGAAAAAGCTTTGGAGGTAGCCGATATGGATACAGTTGTTAATAAACTTGTAGATAAAGGTGCAGACCCAGAAGGGGCTGAGGCTGTGGTAAAGAACATAGCTAAAGATAAAGTTAAAAATAAAGTTAATAAAATATCAAAATCAATCAAGCAAGCTGAAAAACAAATTGATGAAGAAACACCAGAACAAGTAGTTGAAAGACTTTCTAATGCTGGAGAAAACCAAGATAACATTATAGATGTTTTAGTACAAGATAATGGGCTTGAGTTGCAAGATGCTATTAAGTTAGTACAAGATAAAGCGAAAGATAATCTATCAAACGAAGCAGAAGAAGATGATTTTTCAGATATTGCAGAAGAGTTTGAAAATATTGAAACTCAATTTGATAAAACTCAACAAGAACCAGAACAGCAAGACACAACAGAACCAGAGAGTATAGATTTTGATAACTATGTTACAGATAAAAAACTTATCAAAGAAGGAGAAAAAGATTGAAATGAAAACTATGCTCCGAGAATATTAGAAATTACAGGGGAAATTTATGATTTAGAACAAGAAATAAAAAATAACCCTGATACAGAAGCAGAAAACCAGGCTAAAATTGATGCATTAAACAACGAGAGAATGGAAATGTCTGATGAGTTTAATCGTAAATATAAAGAAAAACAAGATGCAATTTCTAATAAGGGGAAAAATAAAAAAAATAAGAAACAAGTTAAAGCTTCTGAAGATGTTGAAAATAAAGGGCAAAAAGCTAACAATAAAGAGAAAAAGCAAGTTAAGGAACAATCTGAAGAAAATAAGGGAAAAGATAAAAAGCAAGATAATGAAGATGATGAAGAATATAAATACAAAAATACAGAGGGGATCGTAAAAGATGTTGCAAAAAATAAGTTTTTTGATATTACTACTGAAGCTGATTTATTAGACTATGTAATCGAATATATAAAAGAAAATAACATAGATGAAACCGAGTTATCAGAGATTCCAGAAACTGTTAGCCGTATTTACAAGAAAATGACTGGTAGCGGTGCAACGGATTATTCAGATGTAAAACCACACGAAGACTTGAAAGAAATAGTAGAAGCAAAAACTATTGATGAATTAGAACAAAATAATAATAAACAAAAAGATGAAACAAAAACAAACAAGAAATCTGTTGGTAGATCCAAAGAAATATCCAACATTAGCAAAGATGGAGCTACAGATGGGGACACAATGAGTGGAAGTGAATCTGGAGCTAATACAGAGAACACAGAAAGCGACATTCTCGATGGCGATGCAACTGCTGGAGATGACATTAGTGGAGGCGATGAGTTAGAATATGGTAAAGATAATAACTTCAAAAAAATAATCAATATTTATAATGACGATAGACTACAAGAATTGATGTTTATCAAAAATGGGTTACCTAAAAATTTAAAGATTAAAGACTTCTCCGAACACCCAAACCATATAAGTGATGATAAATTTTTGGAAATTATAGAGGAAGAAAAGACAAAATTTGAAAATAGATATGGTAATAATAAACAAGAAAAACTAGAAATAGGAGATTTATCACCAACTGGTAATTTCAGAAAAATAGATGATATAAAGTATTCTTTATACAAAGATAACAGATATAAAGGTCATTATGCTCTAGTAAAATTTTCAAATAATAAGTTAGATAAAAAAACTTCTATAAAAGAAGAACCAAAAACAAAATCAACAAGAAAAACTGCTAATGAAAGGGCTACTGAAATTTTAGAAACACATAATTATTCTATAAAGCGAGAAGATTATACTTCCGAAGAAATAGCAGAGTTACAACTTTATACAGGAGAAGGTGGTTTTGGTAGAAAAGCAGATAAAGAAGGTACATATAATGAATATTACACAAGTAAAAAACTTGTTAAAGCTGTTGTTGATTTAGCTCGTGGGTATGTAAAATTTAATAAAGTTTTAGAACCAAGTGTTGGAACTGGTAACTTTTTAAGTGAATTTGAAAATAATGAAGTCGATGCTTATGAATTTCAAAAGATTTCTGGGACTATCACAAAAATACTTTATCCAAAAGTAAATATACAGATTGGAGATGGTACAGATAGCGAAAATAATATAGGCGATTTTCAATCATTATTTTATGATGCAAAAAACAACAAAGCAAAAAAAATAACTAAAAAATACGATGCAGTTATTGGTAACCCACCTTTTGGAGCAAGAAAAAACTTTTACACAGGGCTTGGAGAAGAGAAATCAATTAAAAGATGAGAAGATTATTTTGTTAAAAGAGGTTTAGATGTATTAAATGAAGGTGGTGTATTATCATATGTTTTATCTACAACATTTTTAAATCAAGCTAAAAATTTAGATAAAATTGCTAAGTTAGGTAAGTTGGTAGATGCTTACAGATTGCCAGAGGGTATGTTTTCAGGTACAGATATACCAACAGATATTGTTGTATTTAAAAGAAAAACTACAAAAGATGCAGAGGAAATAGAAAAAAGGAAAGATACAATTAAAAATTGGTTTAAAAATAATCCAGATAAGGTCTTAGGAGAAATTACAACAAAATCTAACCGATTTGGTGGTGAAACAGAAACAGTTGTTACTGATTTAACACCTGAAGAAGTGTTATTAAAAATACAACCAAAAGAGGCAAGCACTATTGAATTGGTAGAAACTGAAGTGAAAACTAAAGAAGGGAAACAAAAGACTGTAAAAAAAGTAAGGACTAATAAAAAGAAGGAAGAAAAAAAGAAAGAAGAGGTTAAAAAGATAACAACTGAAGCAGTAAAAGGGAAAACAAAGATATTTTATTCCCCAGACTTTACACAACTTGATGAAAAAGAAAAAGAAGTTTTACACGAGGCTTCATCAAATGAATTTAAAATAGTTGAATATAGTAAAGAAAAAGAGCCTTATATTTCTGCAGATCCAGAACTATCAGCTCAGTTAGGTGGAGAAGTAAAATGAGTTCCTAATAAATGATATTATACTGGTAATATTATTAAAAAGATAAAACAACTTGAAAATTCTACTATTATTGATGAAAAGGTAAAGGAAAGGCAGTTAGCAAAACTTAACGAAATAAAGCCAGAGCATAAAAAGTTTAATGATATTGATATTTCTTGAAAAGACGAAAACTTTAAAAAACAGCTTGTAAAACTACAAGGGCAAGAATATGAAGATACTATTGAAAATGTATTTGCTGGCTGAAATGGTTTTGTTAGAGAGACAGAGTTTTATTTACCTGCTGGTGTTTCTAAATGAGATATTATCAACTTATTTAATAATGGAAAGATAGAAAAAGATAAGAAAAAGTTGTTGAAAGAAATGAACCAGACACTTAATCAAATTTGAGGAAGGTTTTTGATTACTTTGCCAGAAGAGTTTAAGCAACAATACGAAATAGAATATAATGACAGGCTAAATAACTACATACACCCTAATTATAACTATTTTCCAGTTGCTATAGAAGGAGTTGTTGATACATTAAGTAATGGTAATCCTTTTACTCCTACACCAGCACAAAGGCACGGTATAGCATTCTTAAATAATAAAAATAAAGGATTGATTGCTTATGGTACAGGGGTTGGTAAGACATATACAATGATTTTATCAGTGAAAGCCCAAATGGATAAAGGTAGAGCTAAACGACCATTATTTATTGTGCCAAAACCAACACTTCAAAATACTTGGATTAACTCTATTAAAGAAATACTACCAAATATGTCTATATTAAATCTTGGTGGTTTGACTAAAGGAGATGTAACAAGATTAGTTGCAGAAAGAGGGAAAGATCCAGCAAAATGAGCGAAAGATGGAGAAATGATTTTGATTACCAAAGAAGGAATGGAAAGATTAGGAATTGACACAAGCGAATATGGAGAATTTGATGATATTGCATATGATTATGTAAAAATATCTTATTCTGATGCTAAACCAGAAAAAACAAAAGGAGTTAAAAGCGAGTTCTTAGGTGCTTTAAAAGGATACCCAGAATATGATTTTCAAAAATTTGGTATTGACCTTATAGCAGTTGATGAAGTACATAATTATAGAAAGGTTGTTTCCACACCGCAAAAACTTGAGAAAAAAGGAACAAAAAAAGTTTATAGGATTCCAGGTAATGATTCAAATAATAGAAGTAAAAAATTATTTGCTTTAACAAGATATATTCAAAAGAAATATGACGGTAATGTATTTTTAGCATCTGCAACTCCGTTTGAAAATAACCCATTGGAAATATATTCTATATTACAATATATTGGGTATGACGAGTTGGCTGAAGCACAAATAGCAAATGCTAACCAATTCTTTGATAAATTTGCTAAATTTACTTTTTCACTGGAAATTAGTAAGACTAACGAACCAGAAGAAAAAGAAATTATTAAATCATTTTCAAATGTTACTGAATTACAGACTGTACTTACATCTTTAATGGATTATAAAGAAGATCCAAGTTTGATTGTCCCAGAAAAGAAAGTGCATACTCCTATATTGCAAATGTCAGAAGCTCAAGAAACTAATAGGGCTACAATAGAAGATATGATGAAGAGTGGCGATACTGGAGATGTATTAAGAGGTATTCAAGCTTCTGAAAGCAATACTCTTTCCCCATTTCTTTTCGATTATACAGATTATATAGATGAGAAAAATGGCGAAGAAATATCTATCAAAGAAGGAAAAACTGTTAAAAAGGTTAAAATAGATATAGACAAAGTTATCGAAGATAGTCCTAAATTGAAATATACTGTTGAATCTATTAAGCAACTAACTAAATCAAAAAAGAAACATAAAGGAACTTTTGCTTATTTTGGTAATATTGGTATAAACAAAGGGGCTGTTGAAGTGTTTGAAAAATATATTATCAAACATAAAATTCTTAAAAAGAATGAAATAGCTAAGATAATCGGTTCAGTTTCTGATGAAAAAAAGGTTAAAGCGATGAATGATTTTAACGATGGAACAGTTAGGCTTATTATTGGTTCAAGTTCTGCAAGTGAAGGTATTGACTTACAAAAAAACGGAGCACATACAGTTGTGTTGCAAGTGTATTGAAACCCAACAACACTTACTCAAGTATTTGGTAGAAGTTGGAGGCAAGGTAACCCAATGGCAGAACATAATATTTCTATACCATTGGTTGAAAACTCACTTGACCCATTTAAATTCTCTAAATATTCTGAGAAAGCAAGTAGGATTAACAGCATTTTCTCTAATATTAAAGTTGATGGCGATATGTTTGACTTTGAAGAAATTGACCCTGACGAGCAGAAAATCGCCTTAATTTCTGATATTAACTCAAAAACTAAAGCATATTTTGATATTCAAAAGAAACAAATAAATAATGAAATTGGAGCTTTAGATTCATATGCAGGAAAAATCAAAGATAAACTGTTCGAATTAAAGCAAGTTGAAAAAGATATTGCTAATTATCAGGAAGAGATACAAATGTTAAAAGATAGAGAAAAATCTATTAAAGAATACATCGCTGATAATAACAAATATGGATACACTGATGAAGATTTGAAGACTAATGATAAAAAAATAAAGGAAGCAGAAAAGAAGTTAGCAAATTCTAAAAAATTATACGAAGCAAGGAAAGAAAAGATAAAAGAGAAAGACGGATTACAAGTTGATGAAATGCTACAAACAATAAAAGATACGGAAGCCAAAATAGCAGAATTGGAAACAAAGAAATCACAATTAGATTCAGAAGAAAATAGAGCAATTGTGTATGAAAAATTTAAGAAAGAATATGAAGAAACGGTAGCGAAACGAGTTAAACCAGAAGATTTAATTTCTAAAATTATTAAAAGTGTAGAAGATGCTACAGAATATACTAAGGAAGAACTTGCTGAAATGAAAAGGCAAAAGCTTATAGAACTTGGTTATGATGTACCAGACAAAAAGCCAGAAGATACTAAACAAGACGAAGTTGTTAAACAACAAAAAACTAAGAAAAAATCAACATCTTCTAAAGCTAAAAAAACAAAACCTACAAAGACAAAACAAAATTCTAAAAATAGTTCTAAACCTAAGCTAACAAAAACTGAAACTGGGATTTGAGATATTATTACAGATAAAGAACTAACTCCAGAAGAAAAGGTTGATAAATTGTTAGACAGGAAACAACAAAATAAAGAAATTAAAGATTACGGAGAAAGAGTTTCAGGTTCTAAAAAGGAGAATGCTGTTATTAGACTTGTATTACAATATGGAGATAAAGCAACCATAGAAGAGCTTACTGATGCATTAGGTTATGAAGCAATGGTTAAACAACTTAACGGTAAAGCTATTGTAGAACAACATTTACCAGATAATTTTGATATTTTAGAGGCTGAAAAAGAAAAAGGACATAATATATTTATTGCTAATACTAAGAAATTACTATTAGAATCAATATTAAAGACACCAAAACTTTATCATACTGAAAGGGATAGATGAGGTAATAATAAAAAGACTTTATTCTCGCTTACCCCAGATTCTAAACATTATGATGAATGAAGACCAAACTATAATTACACAGACCAACAGACACCATTAAGTGGAAAAGAAGAGGCTGTAAAAGAGTTTGTCGCTAATTACGAAACATTTATCAAGTCTGCTGTTGATGCGATTTTAGAAGCAAAAAATGTAGAAGAATTAAAAGGGGTAACTGCTACATTTGATACAGAAAACTTCTCATTTGACTATAGAACAATATTTAATACTAATAATTTTGTGTATAATGGTAGTTCATTAGTTAAAAATCAACCTTTTAGAATAGATCCTCATTTAGAAGCATTATCCAAAATAGAAGATATAGAATCTTCTATTAAATACAACGAACAACATAATTATAAAGAAATGTTTGTAATCAATGAGCCTTATTATACAAGTTCTGTAAAAAACGATAACCCAGACTATAGAGATTTATTAGATTATTTTGAAGGCTTTAGTTCATATAGGTTAGATAAAACTTCACTTAACCCAGAAGATATAGAAAAAATAGTAAAAGACACAAAACAAGCTATAAATAGTTTTAAAACAATAAAAGAAAAGTTTTTAAATGATTATAGTAAAATACCAGTAAAAGAAGCACGATCAGAAAGCAATATTACAGATAAATCTCACGGTAATTTTGAAAAAATTGAAGAATATGATGTTAAAGATGATAGATACAAGGAAGATTTTGTAACATCTGAAAATTTAGCAAAAGTATTCGGATTTAAATCAGTGCAACTTGGTAACTATATGGACGATAAAAGTGCTAAAGAACATATTTTACAGACAATGGGGGCTATTGAAGATATGTCTTCTATCATAAATATAGACTTCCCAAAGATTATCAATGACAAAGGTTTATCTATTGCTTTCGGTGCGAGAGGTGGTGGTAAGGCATTGGCTCATTATGAACCAACAAAAAATATCATCAATTTGACTAAAAAACGAGGCGATGGTTCTTTCGGACACGAGTTCGGACATTTCTTAGATTATCAATTCGGTCATATCACTTCTAAATACAAGAAAAACCAAAGAAGATATAGAATTTCAGAAGAAGCAGAGTTTTTGCTTATGAGCGAAATAATGGATACATACAGAAAAGAGTATGTAGAAAAAACTTTTGAACCTCAACCACAAAGCAATGCTGAAGAAATGGTTGTTGAATGAGTAAGTGAATTCATAAAAGCAGGAAAAACTGATATTAAAGAACTTATTAAAGAGCATTATGGAAGAAGTGAAGAAATAGCACAAGAATATGCTAACCAAACATTGAAACCAGTAAAGGTAAAAATAAAAGAGAGAGTACAAACATATTTAGAGAAGGTTATAGAATTTACTGGTAAAGAAAATTCTTACTGAACTAAAAAAGAAGAAATGTTTGCGAGAGCATTTCAGGCTTATTTGGAAGATAAAATGAAAGAAAAAGGTATTGTAAATTCATATGTTACAAGACCTACAGACCACCCTGTATATCCACAAGGAGAGCAAAGAAAGGATATAAATGAACGATTTGATGCCTTATTTGTAAAACTTGCTGGGAAACCTGATGATAGTATTCTTAAATATAGAATTGAATCTGGAAAAGAATATTTGGAGCAAAACAACAAGAATATAGAAACGCTTAAAGATAGAAAAGACAATGTTCTTGTGAAAGATTTTGCTATTAGTGGTATAAAAGATGAGAAAGAAGCTGTAAAAACTTATCGTGATGCATTTAGAGATATAAAAAAACTTGAAGATGAGATTGGTAAAGATACAGTAGATGATTTACTTAACTATTTATCTTATAACGAGCCTACAACGAAAGATGGTGTAATATCTATAGACGAATGAGTAAAAGAAGTTGAAAATTACAGCGAAAACTCAAAGATTGTTGATAAAAAATCTATAGCTGAAAGGTTACACAAAATTCAAAATAGAATTATCGATTCTGTAAAATTCTTCGCTAAACAAGATAGTGAGAACAACAATACAGATGGTATGAGTAAATATGTTTTAGATGAGAATGCAGATTGAGATGATATAGAGAGAAGACTTCTTAATATTTCTAATAGATTCTATAATCAGATAAATGAAGATTTTAGTATTGACGATAGAATAGAAGAATATAAGAAGAGAAACAAAGAGATAGAGAGTAATATCAAAGAGCTTGAAAAAGAATTGGAAAACCTTACAGACAACAAAAAGAGGTTTGAGTTTAAAGAAGCAAGATTTAAAAAAGAAAAATTGTCAGCAAATTATGGAGATTTAGGTTATAACTTCTTAAAAGATTATCAGAAACGACACGGAGTTAAATTTGATACTCATTGGGTAGATGCAATTCTTACTCAAGCTGGTAATGCTTACGGTATTTATTACGATGGGACTATTGCTATTAAAAAAGGTTTGGAACAAACAACAGTTGTAGCCCACGAAATTCTCCATTTAACACTTGATAATTTAGAAAAACTACCTAAATTTAAAGAATTTAGTAAAGATGAATTGTTAAAAGAACAAGCACGACTTATGGGGGTTAAATTAACCGATGCTAACCGTGTAGAAGTAGAGGAAAAACTGGCAAATAACTTTGAGTCATATTTGTACGGCAAAAGACATATTGCAAGTAGTAAGATAAAAGCATTCTTCTATAAATTGATGAGGCGATTACAAAAACTTGTTGAACTTGTACGAGGGCATAATAATATGATTCGTGATTTCTATGATGAATTAGCTTTTGGAAGTACTATAGCAGAAAAAGAAGTTGAAATAGAAAATAATTCTATTATAGATAATTTGGTTAGTTTGGTTGATGGAAAACGAGTTATTTTAGACCCAACAAATTCTAAATCAAAAGCTGGTTTAACTGATTTAGAAAAAGAAGCTCTTAAATATGAAACACCAGAAGAATTTATTCGGGAACAAAAAATAGTTTATCACGGGACTAATGCTATTTTTGATAAATTTGATATGAATAAAATTGGCTCAAATTTTAGTGCTGACACTAAAGGTATATTCTTTACTTCGGATATGCAGGAAGCAATGGATTATGCTAACGAAGCATATACAGAACATAAAGTTGGCAAACCAAATATAAAAGAAGCTATAGTAATAATTAAAAATCCTTATAAAATAGATGCTAAATTCGCAAATGCACAACAAGCTTATGATATTTCAAGAAACGAAATAGAAAAAAAATTGAAAACTGGTGAATATGACGGTGTCATTGTTAAGAATATAAAAGCTACTGAAGAAGAATTAAAAGAGTCTTGAAGGGGTGCTAATGACGGTGGAGATTTATATATGGTGCTTGATACTTCACAAATTAAAACAAAGGAACAACTTCATAAAATTTGGGAAGAAGCACATAAAAAAAATAATTTATTCTTTAAAAAAGGACATAAATACTCTCCATTAGTTGCTCAATTGGAAGAAACTTACAAACAACAGCAAAAGATGTGAGAGAACACAACTTATAAAGTTGCTAAAAAACAGTTGGAGAAATCACTTGCTGATTTAGCAGAACAGATAGCAGAACAGAAAGAAAAGGAAGACCTAACTGGTATGATGTTTAAACTGGCAGAAGAAAAACAATTTATCAATACAAAAGATAAATTCAATAAACTTAATATAAAACTTCATAAGGTTGAAAAGACTATCACACAGAAAATAGATGAATTAAACGAAAGTATGGTTGGTAGAGCTGATATTAAAGCTTCTATTGATACTATGAAAGCTTATCAAAAACTTGATAGAATGAGATATATTAAAGGCGATGAAAAAGGTAAATTCACAGAAAAAGGAATTGAGTTATTAGATAAACTTGGAGTAACAGTAGAAGAGGCAGAAAAAAATATTAAGCAAATTGCTAAGTTTAAAGCAGAACAAGAAGAGTTGAAAGAACAGTCAAAGAAATTGAGAGAACAAATATCAGAACTTAAAAAGACTGATAAAGGCTTGAAAAAGAAAGTTTCAGAAACAAAAAGAAGAATGGCTTTCATATCTCAAAAACTTAATGTGTTGAAAGACAATATAAATAAAGCAAAAGGATTTAAAAAAGAGTATAATAGAGACGAAAGGCGAGTTATGGCTCAGACAGCAGTTAAATTGGCTAAATTAGCAAACAAAACTGATGTTGATTTGTTAGAGAAAGCTATAGATCTTGAAAAAGTAGATATTTACAATATGAACTCTGAAGAGTTTTACAACTATTTAGAACAACTTACTGAATTATCAAATACTGCTATTGAAAAATATTTTACTTATCAAGAAATACAGCAATTGATAGCAAGAAAAAACCTCAAACGAGTAGAGCAAATATCTTTATTCTTATTTGGTAAATCTGATTTTAGAAAGTTATCAAAAAAGAATTTGGAGAGATTAAAAGAATTTGTGATAAATACTCGAAAGAACGAACACTTTTTACCAAAAACTTTAATGGAAAAACTAACAATATACAAACAAGAAAAAGGTTATGATGATATGAGTTTGCTAACAGTTAGAGAATTGATAAAAGAAGTTGGACTTGACCCTAAAGATATTAGAGGAAATAGAAAACTTAATATGTTTATTGGTGGTTGAGTGTTTAGAAATAGAGGAGAGTTTGAAAAATTCTTGCAAGATGCAGTGGTTAGAGTAAATGCTATGGCTAATTCAAAACACGAAGCAAGAATGGACGAGATTGCAAAACTGGTAAATGAAGCACGAAAAGCAAGAGCACAAGAAGAAGGTTGGACTTATAGAGTAAAGAGTTTATTCGCTAAACACGATGAGTTAATCGCAGAATATATACAAGCACCTAACAAAGAACAATGAGAACAAATGGACGAAAAAGAAAGACCAAAAAGACCACGAGAGGAATTAGTGAGATTTATGTTACCAGAAGAGATTAAAGCTGGAGATGCTATGATAAATGTATATAAAGAACATTTAGCATTTTTGGAACAATACGGCTTAAAATCAAGATTTAACGGTTGATATATGCCTCACAAAGAGAAAGGATTTATGGAAAAGGTTGTTTGGGATAATGAGAGCATAAAGATTAAAGAGTTAATGGGAAAGGCTATTTTAAGCGATGAAAAAGAAAAGAAAATGGCTAATGTATTTTACAATAATGGAGAGCAGGTAGCTTATTGAAAATTCTTTAATCATATGTTGCGAAGGGGAGAAGGAACTGACCCATCGTTAGATGTATTAGAAACTTTCCGAACTTATGATTTAGCAATTGAAAAGAAAAAAGAACTTGATAAGGTTGTACCTCTTATTTCTGGAGTAGTAAATATTGCTATCCACGAGAATAAAGAGCAAGGGGATATGTTAAATCAACAAGTAAAACAATTCTTAAATGACTTAAAAGGTAGAAAGGTTCGTGATCCTTTAATTCAACAAGGAGGAAAAATTGATAGGTTCTTAAAAGATAGTTCTTCTTGATTTTACTTTAAAACTCTGGCATTTGGTGTTATCTTTAACTCTGTCAATACATATGGTGCTGTAGCTGGTGGAGTTGCACAGATGCACGAAACACAACATTGAAGGCGATTTTTAGGAAATCTTAAATATATGTTTAATGATGATGTATGGCAACATATTGAAGGTTTTGTTCCAGAAAGTCCTTTAAAGAGCTGACAAAAATCTGGTAAATCAATACACGATTTTGTTTCTATCTGAGGTTACTCTGGTATGGCTATTGCTGATACTTTATCAAAAAGAATGGTATATTTGAGTAGATTATCTAAGGAAGATATAAACAATATTGAAAAAGGTGCTATTGAAAAAGCCTTTAATTCACTTGCTGATATTGATGCAGAAGTAACACAGTTCCTACAGACAAACACATCTGCATCTATGTATGGTAAAACTGGTACAGGTAGAGAATTAAAAACATTTAAGAGTTGGGCTTTCCCTACATTATTATATACAGTAAATAGTACATTGACTATTATAAATCACTTAATGAAAGCAATTGCTAAGAAAGATGTAAAACAATTTACAAAACAAGACTGAATAGCAGTTAAACAAATTGCTATTTTAGCTGGTTACTCTTGGGCTATAAGTGCTTTATTATCATCATTAGCTGATTGTGAAGGAGAAGATAAACACTCATTAAGATGTCAATTCTTTAGCAAAGCACAACGAGATGCAGACTTATTCTGGCAATCAATTACATTACCAGCAGTATTCTTTAAAGATGATGATGACACAAATAAATATAATGATGTATATCACTTCTTAGTTCCAAAGATAGCTTACTTAACAGATTCTATAAATCACTTAAAGCAGGCTTTTGCAGGAGAGAAAATGGCTGGTACAGATATAAATAAAGGGTTGTTAGAAATAAGAAATGATTTAAACCCAACACTAATACAACAATTTACTGGTAGAGAAGGCTGATGAAGTGTAAAAGAACAATATCAGAAAGACTTAATGAATGGGAGAATAACTCCAGAAGATTATGCTAAGTATGTGAATGATAACAAAGCAGATTGAGCTAAAAAGCATAATAAAGAAAATTATAAAGTATGAGATGAATTAGAAATTAAATATAAGAAAAAGAAATTACAAAAAGCAAAACAAAGAAAAGCATTATATAAAAGATTTGGGTTAGAAGACACTGAATTATTCTTTGATAGACTATCGAGAGTAAATACAAACGAAGGTAAGGCAATGCAATTAACACTTCCAGATGAAGAGAAAAGACTAAAGCCTATTATCAAGTATATTAGATCCAATCCACCAATTTTTAGAAAACAACTAAAACACGGTTATAATAATGCGATTATTTCTGATAACTTATATAAGCTTATACTAAATAATTGAAAAGAAAATAAAAAAGAACGAAGCCAATAGGCTTCGCTCTTTTTTTAAATAAAATAGAAACAAAAAGGTTCTACATTATCAATCTAATTAACTTGAGGCAGGAAAAATGGAAACTCCATTATTCCTGTATAAGTATTATACACTATTTTATAAAATAAAACAAATTATGTTATAATCAAAATATGTATGTAAGATATTATAAAGGAACAAAAAATAAGTACGGAGCTAAAAAAACAGTGTATAATGGTAGAACATATGATTCTAAAAAAGAGGCAGAATACTCAGAAACATTAGATAGGTTAAAAAAGGCAGTAAATCCAGCAGATAGAGTTGTTGATATTGAATACCAACCAGCTTTTACTTTACAGGAAGCCTTTACCGACAAAAACGGAAATAAGCACCGTGCTTTAACTTATAAAGCAGATTTCAGAGTTACTTATGGAGATGGTAGAGTAGAAATAGTAGATGTAAAAGGAATGAAAACAGAAGTGTATAAAATTAAGAAAAAACTATTATTATATAAGTTTCCAGATATAGATTTTAAAGAAGTTTAAGAGTTGGTATGAGTTATACCCTCTTTTTTTCAGTTGTACGAAAAAATCGTACAGTTGTTTAGCCCTTATTTTTCAATACTTATATGAGTTATCCACAGTTTTTTATTGAAATGAGTTGTAAAAAGTAGAAAAAAGTGGTAAAATACAAATACCTTGAAAAAGGTAATATATTATCAAGTTTAATTTTAATAAGATGTATGGATAAGACAGAGAGTGTTAAAGTTTCTAAAAAGACAAAGAAACTTTTAGATAAGATTAAAAGACAGACCAAAATACCTATTGTTAATATCATAGATAAGATAGCAGGTAGATGACAAGTGTTAGAAAATGATTTAGATGAAAACCTCGTCAAATTCTGATTATCTCAAAATTGAGGTTATGCAATAGATATAGAAAGGACTGATTACCATTCATACTCCAAAGATGAGTTAAGAAATGGTTATAAAGATTTTCTTTCTGATATGGATACGAGAGATTGGGAAGATTTTTATAAATGATTACAAAAACAATAATAATTAAAATAATATGGTAGAAAAAAAAAGAGCATTAACTCCAATTCAATCGGAGATTAACAAAAACTTAGTAAAGTTAGAAAATTATTTAGGAAGTAAAGAAAAAGCATTACACTTTGCTTCTACAATTACAACTGTATTGAATGATACACCTAAATTACAATTATGTACTCCTCAATCAGTTGTTTCAGCCTTTTTAAAAGGTGCTGAGTTAAAATTATTACCAGCAACTGTAATGGGACAATTTTATGTTATTCCTTATGGTACAAAAGCAAATTTCCAAATTGGTTATCAGGGGGTTGTTGAACTATTATATCGTGGTGGAGTTGATAAAATAGTGGCTGGGATTGTTAGAGAGAAAGATTTAGACACATCTTCATATGAAGAGGGAATATTTACACATAAAATTGATTTAAGATTATCAGAAGACGAAAGGGGGGCTATCGTTGGGGCTTATGCTTCTGCTTACTTAAATGGAGAAAAGACTTCTATATATATGAACTTAAAAGACATTTTAAAGCACGGAAAACAATATTCAAAATCATTTAATTCAAAAGACAGTCCGTGAAATAAAGACCCAAAGTGAATGTATAAAAAGACAGCAGTATTGCAATTAGCTAAATTACTACCAAAATCAGCTGACTTCTTAAAAGCAATGAAATATGATACTGATGCTGATAGTACTTTAACAGATAAAATTAACAAAGTTAGAGAAAAAGCAGAAGTTATTAAATTAGGAAATTTAACAAATAAACCAAATGAAAACAAAGAAAGTAAAACAATTGAAGCAGAAGTTGCCGAAAGTACAAAAGATACCACAGAAACAGCAACAGGAGAATAATTTACCACTTTCTCATATTTCTTATTCTGCTTTAACAACTTTTTCAGCAAACCCTATAATGTTTAAAATAAAATATATTCAAGGGCAAAGAATTGATACCACAACATCAATTTCAGCTGTTATAGGGCAAGCGATACATCGTGGGCTGGAAGTTTATTATGGTGGAGATGATAAATATATCGCAGATACAGAAGCAGAGGCGATTGAGTTCGGAATGAAGGCTATTACAAGCTTTATTGAGATGTATAACGAAGGTTTTATAGAATTTAGTAAAACCATCGAAACAAAACAAAAGGCTCTTGAAAAAGCATTATTTGGCTTTCAGGCTTATGTTAAAGAAGTTGGTTATAAAGAATTTGAGCAGATTGTTAGTTTAGAAGAAAAACTTGAAAGACATATTAGAATAGAACACGAAGGAAATACTATTGATTTACCTATTAAATTAAAAGGTTATACTGATATGATTTTAAGAAAAGAAAATGGAAAGTTGAGAATTATAGATTACAAGACGACTTCAAGATTTAGCAACCCAGATAAATTAGATGGAGCAAAGATGATCCAAGCAATACAATATTATTTCTTAGTATTTGCAGAATATGGAGAAGCACCAGAAGATTTTGTGTTTAGGGAAATTAAAACTTCTCCAAATAGAGATAAAAGCTCACAGGTTAGGGAGTATATCATAAACTATAAAGACCACTCGATAATGTTTGATTTTTATCTACGATTATATTGAGATGTGATAGCATCACTTCAAGGGGAGGCTGTATATGTACCGAACATCTTTACACAATTTGAAAATGAAGTTTCGTTGATTTCGTATATACACAAATTAGATGTTCCAGAGATTGTAGAGCAGGAAATAGAAATAGAGCAAGTAAGTAAGATTACAGATTTATTAGAAAAGAAACTATCTCGTATGAAAATGTATGCAGATTTCAAAGAGATAGAACAAAAACTTAAAAAAGTTAAAAATATGGACTATTCAAAAATGAGTAATGAAGAAAAAATTGTTAATAAACTTATGGAGTTTGCTATTCCAGTTAAGTTTGAGAAGAAGATAGAAAGTTTCGCAGTAGATATTTATTTATTATCAGTTTCAATGGGTGTTTCTGTTAAATCAGTTATGGCAAGAGAAGAAGACCTATCACTTGTATTAGGAGTTGATAATATAAGAATTTCAAGATTAGGAAACTTTTTAGCAGTTGAAATACCAAAAGAAGAGCGAAGATTTCCAGAGGCAAAAGAAATAGATAAAACAGGAAATATGATCGCCGTTGGTGTAGATATGGAAAATAATATTATTTACAAAGATTATACAGAATTCCCACATATATTGGTTGCTGGTTCAACTGGTAGTGGTAAGTCTGTATTCTTAGATAGCACAATAAAACAATTGGTTGGACGAGCAAAGTTTATTTTGATTGACCCAAAAGGTACAGAATTAAACTGAGTTGATGACCCAGTAAGATACACAGATAAAGCCGAAGAAGTACCTTATATTTTAAGTGAAGTAGTTAATACTATGGAAAATAGATTTAAGGAATTAAAGGAACAAGGAAAGAAAAAGGTTGATGATGATTTTACAGATAGGTTAGTTGTGGTAATTGACGAATATTCTGATGTAGTAAATCAAAATAAAGGTTTAGGAGCAGAAATTCAAAGAATGGTGCTATTGTTAGCACAAAAGGCACGAGCAGTTGGTATTCACTTAATATTGGCTACTCAAAGACCAGATACAAAGATTATTGACGGAAATATTAAGGCTAACTTCCCAGTAAAAGCAGTATTTAGGCTACCGAAGGCAGTTGATAGTAAGGTTGTTATCGATGAGGCAGGTGCTGAAAAACTACTTGGTAAAGGAGATATGCTATTCCAAGATAATACTGGTAAAATTATTAGATTACAAGGACTTAATTTATAAAAAATATGTTAAAATTTAACAAATACGATTTTAGAACAGATGTAGAAAATTATGTTTTAGAAAGTGGTGTTAGGGAATGAAAAAAATTAAAACACAACCCTTTTGTCTTATTTACAGATAAAGGTGTAATTATTAAATATTCTTTAAAAGAAGTGTTAGAATCTGATTTACCAAAAGATACTCAATTTATGGTTACTTGGGCTGGGCAGTGAAGTTCGAGTATTGTTGTTGGTACTATATTAGATTTAGCATTGGCTGTCAAAATGAACCCTAAAAAAGATTATCAAATTATTTAATTAAAAAAATATGAGTAAAGAACAAAAATTAAATAATATTAAATGTTATTATGCTAATATATCTGAAATGTTTATGACTATATATGGACTTTATAAGTTTAATGACTCAATAATAACAGAAACAATTTTAAGAAGTGGGGAACTGGTAAAAATGTTCAACATAGATATTGAAAATGAATCAGATTTATTACAAAGAATTGCGATATATGAATTACAAAAAAGTATGGTTCTTCATACTTTAAGAACAGTTAGTTCTTTTACAAGAACATTAGAAAAGATAAAAAAAGATTATAATAAAAAAAAATATGAGTAAAGAAATAAAAGAAGTTAAGAAATTTAACATTGTTAGGAAAGCAACAGAAGAAACTTACACTAACAGAAATGGAGAAGAAAAAACACCGTGAAAGCAAGTCGGAGAAATGACAAGATTTGAGTATGCTGACGGTGGTAGAAATTATATTATTAAACTAAATCATTTACCAGACACTTTTAGTGTATTTGAGAATGATTACAAAAAGGAAGTAAAGGAAGTAGATAAGGTGGCTACTGATATAAATCAAGAAGTTGTAAGTAACGAGCCTACGGTTGAATACCCTACGGAAGAAATATCTCCTGAGGACATTCCCTTTTAGTAGAATGTTTCCAGCACTGATAGAACTCAATTTTGGGTTTTATTCAGTGCTGGAAATTGAAAAAATAAAACAAATGTGATATAATATAAGTATGTTAGCCTTAATTTGTGTGATTACAATATTAGAACTCTCTCGTGAGGGGTTGGGTGGCTAACATAATCACACAGCCCGACTTCTCACGAGAGAATTTTAATTATAAAAAATATGGCAAGTAGAAATAAAAGAATGTTCTCAATGGATATAATTGATAGCGATGACTTTCTTGAACTACCAATGTCTTCACAAAATTTATATTTCCATTTATCTATGAGAGCAGATGACGATGGTTTTATAACCCCTAAAAAAATTATGAGAATGATTGGGGCAAAGGAAGACGATTTAAAAATATTATTAGCAAAAAGATTTCTTTTATCTTTTGAAAGTGGTGTTGTTGTTATAAAACACTGACTTATTCATAACACGATTAGGAAAGATAGATATGTGGAAACTAATTACAGAATAGAAAAAGGCTTGCTTAATAAAAAGGAGAATAAGGCTTATACATTAGATAAAAATAAGGGTAAGCCTGTGGTTTCCATTATGGCAACCAAAGTGGCAACCACTGGTTCTCCCAGTATAGAAGAGAATAGTATAGTAAAGAATAGTAATAGTATAGATATAGATAATAATATAAAAAAGAAATTTAATTTCAAAAAAACTTTAATTGATTGGTCTAAACAATATTTTTATGAAGATGTAGATGAAAATGTGTTAAGTGAATGATTAGAAGTTAGAAGAAAGAAAAAAGCTGTAAATTCTGAGACAGCTTTAAAAGGTTTTATGAGAGAAGTTAAAAAATCAAAAAAAAGTGTAAATGAAGTTTTGCAGACTTGTGTTGAAAATTCTTGAAAAGGTTTTAAGGCTGAGTGGTTAAATAACACTATGAACGATATTGGTAAGAAAAAGAAAATAACAATAATTTAATTATGAAAGCAAAAGATATATTAAAAACTCATTTCTATATTTTTATGAGAAATGGTAGTATCCACGAAATTGTGAGAGATAGTTTAGATATACAAAATTTTATGGAGAATTTACACGATAAAGGTTTATTGGTTCTCAAAGAAGAAAATATAGTTATAAATTCCGTTGATATAATACAAGTGGTTGGTGTTCTTGATTATCTGAAATGGGTTAATCAAAAAAGACCAAAGTATTATATTCTTAATGGTAAAATGAAACAACTTGGGAATTCAGAAGATCTGTTTTATAAAAGTGATTGAGATAAAAATGGAAATGGTATTGGAAGAAAATTTTTAAATATAAAACAGCAGGAATTGTTAGAAACAAATAATAAAAATTTAATTGAATAAAACTATGAAATTAGAAACAGCAAAAGAATTAAAAAGAGTGGCAGATGAGTTTGGGGTGGAGTTGCCAAAAGCTGAAAATATTATGTTTATTTCAAAAGAACTTGAACAAAAACATTATTATAACGAACACGGTTTAGGTTATGATGTGCCAGATGATTGGGTTGTTGATGACTACACTACCGATGAATTATTAGAGTGGTTAGGAGATTTAACAAGTATAACTCATTCACTAAATCAATACATTGCAAGAAAGGAATTTATAGATGGAACATTAAGAAAAACAAAAGCACAAGCACAAGCAGACACCTCATCAGAAGCACTCGCATTATTAGCAATAGAATTAATTAAAAATAAAGTAATAAAATAGAAATATGAATTTTATAAACAAGATACGAAATAAAATCTTTATGTCGGAATTTAATAAATTGAAAAAGTTGTTATATGAAAACGATGACGAGTATAGGAAAGATTTTGTTAGAAAAAAATTACCAAAACAAATCAATAAATTAGAAAGTTTAATAGAATTAGTAGAAGAAATATATCAGGAAAAAGAAAAGATTGGTGGGTATAATGTTATTGGTTTGTATGATGATATTGATACAAAATTTTATACACCTGAAAATGAATTACAAGACATAAAGACAGTAGATGCATTATACACAGTTGATAAAGAAACAAGACACAAATTAGATACTCAGCATATTATAGCATCTACAAAAATAGAACAATTAAAAAAACAAATAGATGAAATAGTTGATGAAATAAACAATATTGTTATTTACTATGATTTATATATTAAACTTAGCCCAACATATTATTATTCTATTTGTAGAGATAAATGGAATATTTATATATTAACAAAATAACATTATGACAAAAGAACAAAAAATAAGAGCACTCACAGAGTTGAGAAATAATATATGGGAACCTAAATGAGAGAAATATAGTGAAGTAATTATTGACCTTAAAGAAACAGAAAGTAGAAAAGGAAAAGTCGGTAAAGGAATAATATTAGAAAGTTTTATAGGAAAAAATGAAAGTTATACAGGATATGATAGCACAAAAGATAGAATTTCTGTATATCTTGATAGTGGAACTTTTAGACCAAAAATTGGAATTAAAAAGAATAATATTAAATTATTAGGACAACCTTTATCAATCACAGATATTTTGAGAATGATAGATAAAAGAGATGATTATCTTATCGCTTTTTCAACTGATGGCTTATTGCAATATCTTGGCGATGGAAAAAGAAAAGATATTCTACCAATTT